CAAATAATTTACTTATTAAATGGGAAAATAGAAATAATGCTTATACATTTGATGAACCATGGTTTTATTATACAACAAAAACAAATACAGTTGCATATAAAGTTTTGGATGCTTCATACCCAACTGCTGATGGTGTTAGAGGTAGTTTAAGACCTAACATTAAAATTGCATTAGCCGACCCAGTTGCATTACCAATTGAATTATTATATTTTGAAGCATCTGAAAATGAAAGATACAACCATTTAACATGGTCAACAGCCAGTGAAAATAACAACGATTATTTCAATATAGAAAAAACAATAGATGGTGTTTATTATAACAACATAGCTACTATAAACGGTGCTGGTAATTCAAACTCTCAATTAAACTATGAATATGATGATTATGAATTAAATGATAATATTTGTTATTATCGACTAAAACAAACTGATTATGACGGTAAATTCAATTATCATAATCTTATTTCGGTTGATAATAGATTTAAAATACGTATAGTTGTTAGAGTAATTAATTTATATGGTTCAGAGGTTGATATCGATACAAAAGGGTTATTGATTCTAATATATGACGATGGGTCAATAAAAAAAATAATTAATGAATAAAATTTGTTTTTTAAAAACATTATACATACATTTGCAATATGAAAGAAAAAATTAAAGAAATATTAAGAGAAAACGTTACTAAAAATGTTTTAGGTGTTATAGTTTCAAAACCAAACCAAGAACTTATAGTTATGCGTGGAATTCCAGGGTCTGGAAAATCTACAATGGCTAAATCATTGATGGGTGAAGGTGTTATACATTCAACTGATGACCTTATAACAGACACTGGTGACTACAGAGCATTCTTCGCTAGACTAATAGAGTCTGGTGACTTCAGTGATTTGTCTAGAATGCACTCTAAGAACTTATCTAATGCAATCAAATCCATGAAAGATGGTATTTCTCCAGTTGTAATAGATAACACCAACATCAAAGCCAATGAGGCTAAAGCATATGTTGTTGCAGCATTGGAAATGGGGTTGGATGATAATAATATACAAATACACGATATTGGTACACGTGATTTGACAGCTGAACAATTAGCTGAATCAAATACTCATGGTGTTCCATTGGATAAAATAAAAATGATGATGGAATCACATAAAGATGTTGGTCAATTGACGGTAAAGAAAATACTTGAGTCTAAAGACATGTATAAACAATCTGATGTGTTGTATTCATGTGTATTGTTAGATGAACATTCCAAAGGAACGTTATTGGATAAGGTTGGAATATGGATACCAAAAGATTGGAAAATATTTGCTCACCATATGACAATAAACATGGGTGAGTTGAAAGACAAATCAGATTTGGGTAAAGAAGTTGTATTAACAGTAACGAAGTTAGGATTGTCTGATATGGCATTGGCAGTTCAAGTTGAAGGTTTTAATACTAAAAATGAAATACCACACATTACTATTGCTGTTAATCCAGAAGGTGGTAAACCAGTTATGAGTAACCAAATAAGCAAATGGCAACCAATCAAATCATTTATGATTAAAGGTGTTGTTACAGAGATTAAAAAATCATAATAAATTATGAAAAATGTAAAATTACAATTAAAACACTATGGTCTTTGTCAAAGTGAAATAATATGGATTGAAGGTCCATTGTACAAAATAAGATTTTTTTATTATACTGGTGAAGCGTTTCCATTTGAAGGTGTTGAAGTGTTTCACGCAAAAGAAATATTGAATCTAAGTGAAGTTTTTATTGATGGAAATCTAAATATAAGTAAATATGATAGTGAATAAATCAGCACAAGTGATATTGATAAATTCAGAAGGATATGTTCTGGGTGTTTCTAGAAAAGATGACCATAATGATTTTGGATTACCTGGAGGTAAGATGGACCCAGAAGACAATGATGACCCAAAAATAACAGCTATCCGAGAAACCAAAGAAGAAACTGGTTTGGATATCACAGATTTAAGATTAATTTTTGCTATCCATAAAGATGGTTTTATGGGATACACCTATTTGGCAGAATATTCTGGTAATATAGAACACAACGAACCACATGTTGTTAAATGGCAGCCAATGGAAGTATTGGTAAATGGTAGGTTTGGTAAATACAACAAATTGGTATCTGAATCATTGAATGACATGAAAATTTCTTACAAATATAATGTAGATGTAATGGCAATCAAAGATGATGTATCTAAAGTTATCAATGAACATTTCAAAGGTGAATTACAAGTTGAGTTTGTTAGAAAATCATGGGGTGATAATTCATATGTTGTTTATTTTGTTGATGAAACTGGTGAATTGGAAGAAACATTTGGTTTTGATAAGAAGTTAGATGCTAGATTTGATGCGTTGTCTAGAAAATATGGTGTAACAATTAGAATTGATTCAAGTTATTATTGCAAGTAACAAAAAGTTTAAGTAACTTTGTTAAAAATAGTTTTATGGAAAATATAAATAGACACTTAGATTTAAGTGCAAAATTTATGAAGATGGGTCAATCACTTATCTTAGAAGGAAGAGAAAAAAATGATATTTCGGTATCTCAAATAGGTACAATACTTATTTTTATGAGTGGGTTATTGTTGGGTGATGATGAAGATATCAATAAATTCTCTGACTTATGTTCAATGTTCTCAGCTAGAACAATTTTAGATGGGTTAGAAGCCGAAGGTGGTATGTTTGCTGAAATGCTTAAAAAAGCTAGTGAAGATACATCATATGATGACTACATCAAAAGAATCAACGATTTAAAAAAAGACAACGAAGACGAAGATAATAACAAATTAAATTAAGTTTTATTTTGTTATTACATTTTTATTTACTACCTTTGTTGTATCAAAATCAAAATTATGTTAAAAATACAAGAATACTTAAAGAAACACGGGTTAGAAAAAACTGTCAAAGCTTTTAGTTTAAAAACTAGAGAGTACGAAGGAAAAATATTGTTGAAATATGACCAATTAGTATCTCCAACTCTTATGTCTATGCCAGAAATGCAAGATTGTCGTGGAATCATACTTGAAAAAAATACTTGGAAAGTAATGTCGTTGGCATTCCGTAAATTCTTCAACTCTGAAGAAGGAAACGCTGCTAAAATAGATTGGAATACGGCACATGTACTTGAAAAATTGGATGGTACTATGATACAAGTCTATTGGGACTGGTATGAAGAAAAATGGTTTGCTGCAACTACTGGTACTGCTGAAGGTGAGGGTGAGGTAAACAACAAAAACGGAACAACATTTAATGATTTGTTTTGGGACACTGTGAACAACAAATACGCATTTAATGACTGCTTGTTGAACAAAGACCTTATATATGTTTTTGAGTTGACTACACCATACAATATAGTGGTTAAACCACATGGTGAATCATCTGCTACGTTGTTGACAGTAAGAAACAGAGAAACACTTGTTGAGTTGTCTGGAAAAGACTTGGAAATGGCTGCAATATCTTTGGGTATACCATTGGTGAAATCTTTTGATATAAACGCATCAAATGTTGGTCACTTGTTGAAAACATTTGAAAACATGCAATGGTCTGAAGAAGGTTACGTTGTACGTGATGGCAACGACAACCGTGTAAAGGTGAAAAACCCAGCATATGTTGCGGTGCACCACTTGAAAGGTAAAACTGCTGAACACAACATATTAACAATCGTTAAAACAAACGAGATAGAAGAGTTTGCTGCTACTTTCCCAGAAAGAACAGAAGAACTTTATCGTCTTAAAGAAGCTTACGATGAGTTGGTTGATAAGTTGAACGTTATTTGGGTTGAGTTACAATTGCTTAGACCAAAAAACATCACAAAAGAAGAACAAAAAAAGTATGCAGCTGCTGTATTTGAAGTATGTGATAAATATGAAGTAAAACAATTCACTGGATTGTACTTTGGGTTAGCTCAATACAAAATAAATAGCGTTGAAGACTTTATGTTTGAATACGATGATAAGTTGTTATATAAAATGTTGTGAGATGAGAAAGATACTTTGGGATAAAATCAATAAAAGAGAAGTTACAAAACAATACTTCTTTGACCAATATGGTGATTGTTACATTAATCAAGACACATTTGGTGTTGATATGAGTGGTAAGATAACAATAAGACAAATATCAGAGGACCATCCTCAATATGAAGTTAAAGAAATACCTACGAAAGATGAATAGAGAAGAATTTGAAGAGTATCTAATATCCATTGATGGTGTTTATGATTGGAAAAGTCTTTCCTCTACCAATCCATCTATCTTTGGTGTTGGTGAAGGTTGGTTTGGACTATTAAAGAACCTCATAGACGAACTAATATCGTTGGGTTGGGATAGACATATGATTCAATCGAAAGAGAAGTTTGGTGGGCTTAATTTCTATGTTAAAAACTCTACTAGTGAGATGCAAGATGTAATTTTGAAGTACGAAAGGTTATCTTATAAAACATGTGAGAAGTGTGGTGAAGAAGGTAGTGTTAGAAAAGGTGATTGGATTAAAACGCTGTGTGATGTACATGCAGAAGGAAGAGAAAAATATATAAAATGAAAAAATATTGAAATTAGATTTGGTAGATTCAATTTAATTTTGTACATTTGTAAAACAAAAGAAAAAAAAAATATGAAAATTAAAGAAATTTTTGACGAAATCGCTACTACTGGTGGTAACAACGCTAAGATGGACGTACTAAGAAAGTATGTTGACAATGAGTTATTGAAACGTGTATTGTACATGTCTAACTCTAAAAAAGTTAAATTTTTTATTAAACGTATCCCAGAATACACTAAGGTTATGAATACCATATCACTAAGTGAAGGTTTAGGTGAGTTAGAAGCAATCTCTAATAGAGAAGTTACTGGTAGTGATGCTCTAAACTTACTAGTTGATATTTTGAGTCTTTGTGAATCAGATGATGCATATATCATTGAACGTATTATCGACAAAGATTGCAAGATTGGTATGGGTACAACTTTTATGAACAAAGTTTTTAAAGGGTTGATAGAAGAAACACCATACATGGGTGCTGTATCATTTGATGAGAAAAAAGCACGCAAGATTTTTGACGAGGGTGGTAAAGGTATATCCCAAGTAAAAATGGATGGACGTTACTGCAACGCTGTTATTAGAGGTGGTGAAGTAGAGTTAGAGTCTAGACAAGGGGAACCTACTATTGTTACTGGTGCTAAATTTGCAGATGAACTTGCACAACTTGATGATTGTGTCTTGAATGGTGAGTTAACCATGGATGGTATACCACGTTATGAGTCAAATGGTATCATTGCATCTATAATTGATATCTCTAAGAACAAATCTGAACGTACAGATAAAGAAAATGAGAAGAAATTAGCATCGTTTGAAGAAAAACATGGTGATTTTGATGAAGCATTAAGTAAAATACGTTATACTGTATGGG